GCTGATCCATCGGCTTTTCGACTTGAAGCAGCCGCGCTTCGTACTAGATTGGAAGTCGAGTCCCACTGAATTACCGGTGAGGTATTTCAACGGGTCTTTCGCAATGTCTTCGGTCACGCAGTAATGTGATCCGTAGATAAAGCCTTCCAGTCGAGCCGGGTCTTCGCTACAACTAGCGCCGTTCTCAGCCAAGTCTCGTATGGCAGGGTCGATAACCCTCTCATCCGATTCAAGGACCGATAAACTGCGTAAGCTGCTGTCGCAGATCCGTGAGTCAACACTTGGAGTTTCGGGTCGTACTCGACTTGAACCATTTCCGTCTCGCTCGTATCCCGATCCTGCGTTACAACTGTAACGTCGGCCGGAATATCGATCGTGATCGGAAGGTTCTGCTGTCGAAGCATGAATTCCGATTCCCCATTTGTTGAGGCAGGCGAGTTCGTCTCCATCAATACTATCCTTTCTTTTGACTGGATCGTAGTGTAGCCGCTTTTGTTTCCAACAATGCAAATCTCTGTCGAAACGGAGATGTGTATCGTACAGGAAACTAAAGTGTGCTAAACCAGAACCGAGTTTTCTCGCTTTTGGTATGGTAGATCTCACCACTCGTGTAAGCAGAGTACGTATGCATTGGGCTGTTTTCCACATTCCTCTAAGATAAAAGAGGTCTGCAGTTGCATTCCAAGACATTACTTCCTCTGCTCCCCAGTGTTGTAAATCGTCATGCAGTTCTCTACGAGCGTAGACCGGATTAACCGGAATACCCTTATAGAAATCCGCACCACAAGACTCCCGGAAATTACTATACCGGAAGGACTTGTCGACGTTTACCTTCAGAGCATAGCTCTCTAGGTAATTTACAACAACGTCCGTATATTCCACAGGGACGATAATATCGTCTCCGTAGATGTCGATCTGTCTGCTATATTCGCGGACTGATCGTGAGCTCGGACGCCTCCCATCGAGTCGGTGCATAGCTGACTGAATAAGGGTGTAAAACACCATTGCCTCTACGGGAAAGCATAAAGCTGACCCCATGGATGCATACTTAAACAGCACTATGTTCCTTCCGTTAGGAAGAGTAGCATGCAGTGAACGCGCATCCTCGAGATACTCGAGTAGCCCTGAGGTCTTAAAGATACGCTGAACCAAGTGCAAATGCACTCGGTCAGACGCATCTTTCAGGTCTAGCGTAGCTAGGCGTTTATCAATGCTGCTTCTGTAAGCGAGTCTCTGATTAACACTCTGCCGAGAGAATCGGATAGAGTGCTTCGTCAGGCTATGACTCTCCAATATGGTATATACATGATCCTTAATGGATTGTTGCATATACTGCATATGTGAAGGTTCTATAGCAATGACTCGTGGCGCCTTCTGCGTTTTAGGAACGAATACTACGCGTACTGGAAGTTCATTCCGGACGTCGAGGTATTCAACTCCTTCTGCGCATTGGGTACCTTCTCGTGTATCTCCAGCCCTTGCTGCGATTCCATAATTGGGATAGCAGTGAAGGTCGGATGGGAAGGTAAGCTCCGATCTATGGTTCCACTTTCGGATACGATGCCTCGCGTTAGCGAGATAACGATCTGCAGTGACACCAGGACCGTGATGACAGACAAGATCAAGTACATCAAGCTCAGGAAAAACTTGAGCCCAAATGAGTCTTGAAATCTTGTCAAGGGAATCATCCCTTCTCTCAATTTGAGGGGTCATACGGCGGAGTTCGCCTTCTACGTCAAGAAAGTGAGCTATCGCTTTAGCATTTTGCTTAGGCGAACAAGCAATCTTTTGTTTCTTAAAGAAACAGCAGATTTGCCTGATCCAGAAGATGGATCTAGGACACGAATCTTCACGTAGCCTACCGTTAAT